TGGAAAGTGATTTTGCCGTGCGTAAACTGTGCCATTGCGTCTTTGTCGGCGCTTGCGATCGCCTCAGAATGCTTAAACTTGATACGGTCAATAGGGTAACTCATCGTACAAGTCTTCTTTCTTGGCGCTCATTAACTGCACCGCCTCTGCAATGATTTCTGTTGCCGTGCGCTGATTCCCGGCGTTGTCGGTGTACTTCCGCACGCTGATTCTTCCATCAACCGCCACCAGTGCGCCTTTCTCGCCGTACTGGCAAAGATAATCGGCTGACTGATTCCACACCGTCACCGGGATGAAGTCCGCTTCATCTCTGTTGCGCTGGCACGCAATTGTGATGTTGGTTACGCTCTTTCCGCTGTTCGTTTTCTTCGGCTCTGGCTTTGCCGTGAGCCTTCCAACAATTACTGTTCTGTTAATCATTTCCCCTCCAGTATGAATTCTTTTATGAATCGTTCTGCGTACTGTGGTGCAATCTCGGAACGTTCCTTTGCCCGGATGTGGTTATCCGATGCCATAGGCTCATTCACAATGCGCCGTTTCCGCACAATCATTGGTTCTAATATCAGATTGTTTTTTGGATCGCAGTTCACAAACCAATACTGTGTTGGCTTTCTGTACCAGTCGCCACGTTGCGTGCGGTCTGTATCAATCAGCTTCGGTTCTATCGGAAAGTATCTTGTGAGGTAATGTGGCTGTGTGTATGGGTTCTCAATAATCAGCCGAAAGCCTTTGTCAATTGCCACTGCGTACATCTCCACAAACGTTTCATAATTCCGATGCAACTTGCCGTGCCGTTCGTGCACCATTTCCAGTTTTTCTCTGTCGGTCATGTTTCGGCAGTTCGGCGTTTCAGCCAAGAACCAGGCGGAGTGCCATGACTGGAAATAGGTACATGGGAAGAAAGCCAGCGCAATGTCATCTTTGGTTATCTGGTCAAAAATACTGACCCCCCCCCGTGAATGCTGTGTGAATCTCGGCGAACAAATCCATTACGTGGTCGGTTTCTCCGTATTCGTTCATGATGTCGTAGTCCTCCGCATGAATGCCCAGTTTTTCAAATTCACGCTTAAACGTTCCGCTCTGTTCAAATAAACACCATGCTTTCATTTCATTTGCTCCTGTAGCTGTTTAATCTTCTCTTGTAGTTCTCTGCTCTTCTCCGGGTCGGCTTGCTCTTCTTCGTACGGCTCTGTGAACATTTTTGGCATTGGCTCCACAATGTGGGTCTTCGGTGTTGCGCGTTCCCATGTCCTCACGCACGCTTTCCAATCCTTGATAGGCTTTCCTCTGCCCTGCACCCAGCCGTTAGCTGTGTAGTAGTCAATGAAGCGCTGTGCATCAACATTGTTGTGCCGTTCCTTGCAATACTGTTCAACCTCGGTGAGCGTGGGCGGTGTAAAGCGCCATATACTCTTACTCTGTCTCTTACTCTTACTCTTACTCTTACTCTCGTTATTATTCGTAACGGCTTCGTAACGCTCCAGTAACGGTGGCGTAACATCGGTGCTGTTTTCTAGTGCTTTTTGCCGTTCTCTGTACCGCCTCTGACGGTTGGCATTGTCGTTGTCTGTGGCACTGCCAATCATCCCAGCTACCTCACGCATGTAGATTGTTCCATCATCCAGTTTTTCCATCATGTGAAGGTCGGTGAACAGCTTCACGGCACTGCGCACAATGTCCAGATTGGTTTCCGTGATCGTTGCGAGCATTTCGGTGTTGTACGGTATCTCATCCGAAAACCTCAAGTTTCCGTCATGGTCTACCGATTCGCACAAGAGTTTGAGATAAAACAGAATGTATTCTTTGCCGTTGGGCATTTCCTCAACAATGCGGATGTCGTGCCGTTTGAAGAAATCACGCTTTAATTTCAGCCAGTAAAACCGCCCATCACTCATACTGCGCTACCTTCTCAAGCCAGTTTTCTTCGTAATAGCCAAGCGCTTTGTCTAACGTGTATGAATAACCATCGCTTGTTCTGTACCACTCTCTGATTGTGTCCAGTTTGCCAATCATTCTTTCGTGTTCGCTTGTCCATCTTTCCGGGCGGTCATCTATACATGGCTCTACTACTCTGACCACCTCGCCAACCTCAAATTTATTAAGCATCTCTGTTCTCCTTGTACGGCTCTGGCAGTGTTGCAAACGCCGTGATGTCTGTATAGCGCTTGTTCACCACTCTGCCGTGCTCTAAATATGCGATTCCAACTTTCGGTTTCTTGCCGTATGTCACCAGTACGTGGCATCTGCCAACGCTCGCCAGTTGCGGTATAAAGCACTGGTCAACCATCGTGCATGGTGTCCATGAAATCGTCCACTTAATCATTGATTTCTAACCTGTAAGCGCCGTATGTTTCACCGCTTGCGCTCTTCCGCTTCTCTGTGATGATGTTGTAGCCCTTGGCTCGCAGTTCGTTGATTCGTGCTGGCAGATTGCCAATGCGCAAATCCCACATTGCCTCGGCTCTGGTTATGCTCTTACCGCTTTTCAGATGATTTAATAACCGCTCATTCTGTGTCATCTTATCCCCCACGCAGGCAGTTTTAATTCTTCTTGCGGTTTATAATGCGAATGTTCAAAACGCATATTGTATAAACGTTCCTTGGTTATTGCGTTTATTGTCTTCAGCATTTCAGCACTCATAAGATCATGCCTGTCCTGTTTTGCTTTTATGTTGTTTAAGATGTTTGCTTCCGCTTCGCTTGTAATTACGTATACATCAACTTCGTTTTTTTGACCGAATCGCCAGCATCTGCGTATAGCCTGATAGAATTGTTCATACGAATCTGACAACCCGCAAAATATCATTTTGTGGCAATTTTGCCAGTTCATACCAAAACCGCAAATACTTGGCTTGCTTATCAATTTGCTGATGGTATTTTCGGAAAAGCCAATCATGCCGTTTTCTTTGTGTTCGTCTGTATCAGATCCCTTTACTTCATAACTGCCCGTAATTGCTTTTTTTAACGCTTCAGATTCGTCATTGTAGTTGCACCATATCAGCACTTGTTCGTCTGTTGTTTCCGCAATTCGTTTTGCTTCAGCAACTCTGTTTTCTAGGCTGTCTTTTCGCGCCTGCCGTCGTTCCTGCAATGTTTCGGCAGGCAACGCAAACAACTGACTTTCTGCGGGCGGTGATTCTGTAACAATGTTATGTATTTTCAGTTTTGGCAATATGAATTTACTGCCATCAAAACCCAAGTCAGAAGGATTTTTAATCATAATTGCCCATTCTGCGATCCATTTAAAAAATTCTGATACTGAATGCCCCTTCAGCCTCCATCCTATGCCATTTGAAGAATCGTTAATGAAGAACATTGATAACATTTCATTCATTGTCATAACATTCAGAAACTCTGCGTGGTTGCCTAATTCCGTAAAATCATTAGGTGAAGGCGTAGCCGTGCAGGCAAGTTTATACTTTGTAAATCTAAAGCGGTTAATTAGTTCGTTGGTTGTTTTACCTGAATAACTTTTCAAGATTGAAGACTCATCTAACACGATCCCGCAGAATTGTTCTGTGTCAAAATGATGCAGTTTTTCATAATTGGTTATGTTTATGCCGTCCATAACATCTGCGTTTGTTTCGCATAGCGTTACATGCACGCCGAATTTATGTGCTTCATTTGCTGTCTGTTTGCTTACCGCCAGTGGCGCAAGAATCAGCACTCTGCCGTTTTCATGCTTCGCTACTGCGTCAGCCCACGCCAACTGCTGAATTGTCTTGCCTAATCCGGTATCTTCAAACAATGCCACTTTTCCCTTCCGCAGTGCCCATGCAACTATATCTTTTTGAAAATCAAACAGATTGTCATTTAACCTTTCAGGATTAAACCCGCTATCATGAATAACGATCTCTTTTTGTTTTAAAAATTCTTCGTAATTCATATCAGCGCGGAAACCGCTGTTTTTTATTGCATTATGGTGAAACATCACATGCCCCCGTCATCGAATAATGAAACCATCTTCATTGATTCTGCGTTTATGCAGTTTTTTACGGCTTGTTTGTAATACGTTGGTTTCAGTTCAATGCCAATGCCACGCCGTCCCATCTTTAACGCCTGATATACTTCTGATCCAATTCCGCCGAATGGCGTAAATACAATGTCATTCGGATTTGTCCACAATTTAATGCACCGTTCAATAACATCTAACTGCAACGGGCAGATATGTTTCTCGTCTTCGTTATCTCTTGCGGAATTAGCCTGTAATGTGTTTGACTGGTTTATATCCATCCATACAGGGCTTGCATATTGTTGCCAAAGATCCACAGGGAATGTTTCATTTGTATTTGTTACTGGTTCTTCATTTTCTCCCGTTTTTCTGAACACAAGAACCTTGTCAGGGAAACCCTGACGGCACATGCACGCGTCTTTCTTTAACTGTTTGTGCAATAAGCCAAGTGCTTTGGTTCTCTGCATTGCAGTAACGGGATTTTTCCATATACAGATTTCGGAATGATAAATAAATCCTGCTTTTTCAAATATCCTTATCAATTCGCCTGGAAAGTCTTTTGCGCCTATATATCCGTCTTTAAACTTCATTGCTGGCATAATCATGCAATGCACCGCAATAATTCTGCCGTTTCTCATGATTCTGAATAACTGTTCTGCAATGAATGCCATGTGAATATCAAATTCTTCTGATGACTTGCAGTTACCTATATCTCTTTCAGAATCGCTGTATGTGTATAAGTCAATGAATGGCGGGCTGAAGATGCTAAAATGTACTGAATTATCAGGCAATTCTTTCATGATTTCGCAGGAATCCCCATTGTAAAACACAAAGTTATTGCCTTGGTATTGGTCTATTACTTTCATGTGTTAATCCTCTCTGTAATTTTTGTGAAATAAGAACATCCATTCATCACGGGTGTGGTCAACTTCGTATGCCGTCTGCGCTTCTGCCTTCAGTTTCCGCAGATAGCGTGCGCCTTCCCCTGTGGTGTGCGCCCAGTGATGGCATTTTGGGCACAGCCACACCCATGCCCCGATGCGCTCGCTGTCTTTCCGTGATGATGTGCCGTTCATGATGTGGTGGAATTCACAGCCGTGTTTGTGGCATCTGTAACACTCCGCCTCATCCTCTGGCATGTCGCCTTGTAACAGGCTTGGCACATCGGTGTATCTGTACCGCATCAGTATGTTGGCGTGTTGTCCTCAATGGCGGAGTGGTCACGTGATGCAATCATCTTTTCCACCTGTTCCGTGGTGCATGCGTACAGGTTATCTTTCTTCATGCGTTTAAGCATTTTGCTGATTTCCTCATCCGTGTACAAAACCTTTACCTTGGCGACCTGTTCGGCTGTGGCGTATGTGATTTTCTTGTACTCCTGTGATGCGTCCTTGTCCGGGTCATCGCCTTTGGAAAGATTGAATGCATCAATGAGTGCGTACTTTCTGGCGTATGTATTTGCCTTTCCTGTGGCTTTGTCGCCACTGTCGATGCCGTCGCCATATCCGCTCACCGTGATGAATTCCGTTGGCTTGTCGATATTGACAATGTGGAATTCCGCACGCAGTCTGATGAAGAATTGTGCACGCTCGCCGTACTGCGTTGTTGTTGTAATCTGTGACTGCTCGATGATTTCCTTATCGCCCGGCACTACCACCAGTCTGTATTTGCCAAGCACAGGGATGAGGCTATCCACAACATCGTTGATTGAAACAGCCTTGTAAGATTTGCCCTTGCCTGTGTCCACCGCCAGTGTCATTGCGACCCTGCCAACCTCGGTTGATACGGCGTGGATTCTCTGCCACAGGTTCATTTCTTCGATTGCTTTTTCTTCTTTGATTTCCTTTTCACTCATCTTCGTTTACCTCATATTCGTTTGCCCACTGCACACCGCCGTTGCTGGGGTTTCTGTAAAGCACATAGCGTTTGCAGATGTCGTTTGTTTTATTGCTGATGCTGTCCACTCTTGCATGAATGAAACTGGCTTCACGCTTGCGCTCTTCCGTTTCCTTCTGGATCGCATCGGAAAGTGTCAGAATGTCGTTGTCATGCTCCGCAATGTACTTGAATGCGTTAGTCATCTCCATTGTGAGAATCACGCATGCCACAATCAGAACGATGCACACGCACGTTAATGCAATCATCATTTCCCCCTCACCTCGATTTCTGCCCACTCGGCTACATCTGCCCATTTTGTTGGCGAATAGTTTTTGCCAATGATATACTGCCCATTCCACTTGCTTGTGTTCCATCCATATCTCACCGTGAACGGCAGTGTCATGATGTCGGCGTATTCATAGAATTCGCCTGTTCCTGTGTCGTAATCTTTGCGCCAGATTTTGGCGTAATATCTGCCGTCCTTTTCTGGCTCCCCTGTGTGCCATTCCATCCGGGCGGTGTGGTCTGCCGGGGTTCCCTCGCCTTTATATGCCCATCTGTGGCAATATCCATTGGGCAGTGTTGACAGCACCGTTGGATGCCAGTTGTTGCCGTGTATCCAACACTGGCAAATCTCCATTTTGTATTCGGTGTTGCCGAGTTTCTCCATGCGCTCTTCCTTGTGGAAGTACAGGCAATCTTTGCACTGGTGACTCATAACAGGTCTACTCCCACAATCCCGGCGAGGATAACAACGGTTACGGCAATCATGCATGCCATGATGATGATGTCTGAAATTTTAATGTTCTTCATAAATTTGCCTTTCTAAAAATTTGTAGTCGATGCCCGCAACTCTAAGTAACGTTTTCATGCGTACCTTTTGAGGCTCTACACGCCAAGCGCCTAACTGCTCGCAGTCGATTTCATCAGCGATCTGATACAGCCTGTTGGCGGTTGACCTAGGCACACCCAGAAGCACGGCTATGTGCGTTTTGCGGATGTAGGCATCTTTCAGAATTTCCCTTCGTGTCTTCATTTCGTTAGCGCTCCGCTAACTCCTTTCCCAAAAAAATTAGTCAATCTTGATGCTGAATGGTGATACATTGCACGCCGTTGCCAGTGCGATTAAATCACGTGCGGTCATTTTGGCATACCCGGCAGAAACTTTGCGCAGATGGGATTCTGAAATGTTGCACTCTTTCGCCAGTTGTTTGATGGTCATGCCCTTGATGGTCGCCAGTGCTACCACTGACAGTTTCACATTTTCCATTGTTCTTCTCCTTTCCGTTAGCGTTCCGCTAACTGTCAATATTGTAAGCACACCATTAGCGTTCCGTCAACGCTTTTTTGATTCGTTTTAAGCATTTCTAAATTCTCTTTTAGTTTTTGCGGTGCTATTCTAAAGTTAGCAAAGGGGTAACGAAAATGGATGAATTCGATATTAAATTAGGCGGATGGCTAGAAGAACAAAGGAAAGCCAGGCATCTATCACAAGCTGAAGTTGCCCGGCGCATGAACGTAACAAAAACAGCTGTGCATTGTTGGGAAAAAGGCAAGAGAAAACTCTATGCCGACACCCTCTTACACTACTGCGAGGTTACCGGGATCAATCTACAGGAATTTTTAGAACGGAGATAATATGCCAGTATACAAAGATGAACAGCGTGGTACATGGTACGCCAAATTTCAAACCACCGACCCACGCACAGGCGCACATAAACAGGTTTTAAAGCGTGGTTTTGCTACGAAAAGGGATGCGGTCATTTATGAAGCAAAACACCGCACAGACGGCACGGATTTAAGCCATATGGCGTTTGATGAGTTATTCCAAGAATATTTGATGAATACAGATGCATCAGCCACCGCCAGAAGCATGAAAGCCTCATGGATACGGCTACATTTTCCCCTACATACGGAAACCATGCAGGCGTTGACACGCCCAGCGCTGGTTGACTGGCGGAACAGTTTAAAAGACACCATGGCGGTTAGGACAATCAACCGTGGCTTGGGGTACGTGCGTGGGGTCTGTAAATACGCATATGACACGTACGGCATCCCGGATAATAGCGTTGTCATCAAGAATTATAAATTGACCAAGGAAGACAAACAGGAACACCCGGTGTGGACTCCAGAAGAATTCAACCAGTTTCTTTCGTGTGTGGATGGCGAATACTACAAAGCCTTTTTCACGTACCTGTATTGGACTGGATGCCGTAGGGGTGAAGGCATGGCACTGTGTAAAGACGATTTAAAGGGCAACAAAGTGCGCATCTGGCGAGCCATTAAGCACTACAAAAACGGTTTTCTGCCGTTGAAAACAGACACATCAGAGCGCACCATATCGTTGGACAAACGAACACTGGAAATTCTGAAGCCGTGCATAGATCGTGCCGACCCTTTCGTTTTCGGCGGTATCCGTTCTCTGCCAATTTCAAACATTCAAAGAGAATTTACCAGTGCGATTGAAAGAAGCGGAGTACAGCCCATCGTATTACACGATTTAAGGCACTCACACGCCACATTATTGATTAACAACGGTGTGAATATCGTTGCCGTGTCCAAACGCCTTGGGCACGCCTCTGTTGACATCACAATGAGGGTATATGCGCATCTGCTGAAAGAATCGGATGATGCGCTGGTAGCAAAACTCGATGAGATTCATGAGTAAATTTGTATCATTCGTGTATCACAGCATGAAAAAAGCCCCATTTTTAGGGCTTTTTTACCGATAAGAGCGAGTGAGCGGAATTGATTAGATATGTTTCTACATGGTTGTAGACTACCGAAAACGCCCATTTTATGCGGTTTTCGTCCGTGCGCTGATGAGCCTTTCATAATTTTTTGTATCAAATTTGTATCACGAAAAAAAGGCGCACCCCGGTAGATGCGCCCCAAACAAAGGGAAATCAAACAAGAAAAGCACCAATAGTATACATAAAAAAACGGCTGTGTCTAGCGGTTCTCTTTGTACCTCCGCAAGCATTCTTTCAACCACTCACGCTTGTTGGGAATGCTTCGGTAGATTTCCAGTAACTCCCGGTCACGCTCATTAGGCAGGCAAAAATAAAAAACCGCAGATTTTCTCTGCGGTCTATTTCTGATTCTCGATAATTTTGTTTTGGTACTCATCACGCACGCTCTTTAATGCCTCAATGCCGTTGCCGTCAATCATGTGATTGACTATGGCATTCAGCGCACGCATGGTGAATCTGTCAGCCTCGCCCCTCTGCGTGTCTGTTTCTTCTAGCAGTTTTAATCTGCGCTCGTGGTCGTCCAGTTTCGTGAACGGCTTACGGATGATGGAAACAACGCCAATCACCCCGGCAAGCCCTGCGCACAGCCAGAAAACCTCCTGTAATGATATTGTGTAGTCCATTGGTTTATTCCTTGTTGTAGTTGTACGTGCTCACGCCGATTAATACACCGATGAGCGTTGCCACGGCATTGATGGTTGCCACGATCTTGTCACCGTACGGAGCGCCCCATACGTTGGCTACAACGCCATAGAATGTTGCGAACGCAGGCAGTGCGATAAGGCACAGCCATTTCAGCGCATCATAATGTTCGTTTTTCAGCTTCATTTCTTCTCACCTCTCAATGCGATACATTCGTACCGCCAGCCCATGCGGATTAATGCATCACGCTCTTTATAATCTGCGGTATACATGTGCTCACCGCTGTTTGCGTTATACAGGCGGTACACTTCCACATCTCCGCCAGAATGCATTGCAATTCCTTCGTATTTCCAACCGAGTGCCACCAGTTTGTCACGTTCCTGGGCGTTCGTGGTCAATAAATGATCCCGGCGGTTATACAGGCGGTACACGTTGGAACCCTCTGTCGGCGCATACCATCCGATGCCCTCATATCGCCACCCGGCACGCACAAGGCTGTTTGCCTCACCATGGTTCAGTGTGAACATGTGTTCATTGCCGTTGGGATTGTACAGACGGTATACGCCATCTTTCACCGGGTTGATTCGCACCGGGTCGTACACGTGAATGAAGCCTTGGAAGGTGTACGCACTGCCAATGCTATATGTGCCGTTCTTCCGCCTAATCGTGCGTCTGCGCCAGTATCTGCCGTTTGCCTTCGTGCCTGTCCATCCGCTTTCACTGACGGTGATGTCACCCACGGAATTGACAGCCTCAACAAAAGCAACGTGCCCTGCGCCGTCATCGCCGTGGTGCGCATTACCTTTTCGCCAACATGCAATTGATCCAACCATGGGCGTTTGGCTTCTTCTTAAATTGTCGTGATAATCCCAATAATTCTCTGCGTTGCCCCTGCACAGCATGGCATCTGTTCCAAGCTGTTCAATGCATCTGCCGTGCACGTGCCCAGTGCAATTGGGTAGTACAGAAAATTCATATATGCGCCCTTTGGGATTGCCCAAAATGCTGTGATTCTTTCCGCCTCCGCTTACGGCACAATATGCCGGGTCTCTGGCATCCGGGCATGTTGTCCGCTCCTTGAACAACAACATTGGTTTTTCCTCCATAACAAAAGGGCAGAATCAATCTGCCCCATGAAATCTGTTTTTAATTTGTCCGTAACTTGCAATTTTGCAAATTTATTGCTCGATTTTGCAAATTTACTACGGAAAATCTGTTTATAATTGCAAATTTAACTTGCCTGTAATTTGCAAAGCGACTGTCACGCTGGCTCAGTAGGTGAACCGTTTGAGTTTCACAAATTTGCTTCAGACTATGCCTTTCTCACTCCCTTGGCGAGCTTTCACGGTCAGACCTCAGTCTCTCCGTGGGCGTTAACGCTCATTTAACTCTCACACTGATTTTTTAACGCATCATGAGCGTTGGCGAGTGTTAAAGCCTTTTTGATTTTGGCACTGTGGTGTATTTCTTCCACACATGTTTGATAGCATCCCACGCCATAGCGCACATGAAGCCAAGCAAAATATTTTTCATTTTCTTGCCCTCTTATTTAATTTTCTTCATCTCACAAGTGATCTCGTAACCGTTCCACTCGTACTGCCTAGGAAGAAACGTTTGGTTAATCGCATTTCCGAGTGCTTGCACAAACGATTCGTCATTAGACAAATCCTGTCTTCCAATGTACACAAGAAGCGCATGAGTCACTTCATGGGTCAATGCCTCTATTTTTGCGCTGTCGCACATGTTCTTGTTCAGATAAATTTTACCGTCCATGTAATTTATCTGGGCAAAATGTCCACCATCACTGTTGAAAATATCGTCCGTTTCTATGATTTCATAGTCCACTCCACAAATTTTCATATTTCCTCCTGTGGCACGATGTAGTTACTATCACTGAATAGACCGACAATATACCGTGCCAAGTCCTCCTCACCGTTTTCATACAGTTCTCGTGCAATCTTTTTTGCTTCTGTTTCAAAGGCTTCTGTATCTCCTTCTGCGTGAAAACGTATCAGATTGATTGTCTGCTTCTTCGGAATGTCCATAGTATCACCTCATGCACAGTATAGCGGAAAGCCATCAAGAAAGGGGATTGTTTCCAACCCCATTCAAGTATGTGTCCGCAAACGCATACCCCAATTGACATCAGTCAACGATTTTAATGCACTTTACATATGTGATAGTTCCCTTTCATCTGTCGGTGTTCCGTCAATTTTGATAGTGTGTTCTGTTTCGTCTTCGCACATCTTATCAATAACCATTTCAACAATCATGTTGTTTTCTCGGTCATACACTCGCAGTTTATCTCCGACTTTTACCATGTTATCACCTCATGCTCAGTATAGCAGAAACACCAATTGGTGTATTGGTGTTTCTGTTGGTGTATTGGTGTTTCTATTGGTGTATCAGCTTACTTAAAGTTTCCTTTAAGAAATAAGCATTTCTGTATCTGCTTCTGTCAACACAATTCCATCTGTAATAACACTTGCTCCAGCGTTACCATAGCCGTATAACTTAAATGCTGTCTGTGTTGACTGGTAAGAAGATGCACGATCTAACCTAATAGGTTTGTTCATCTTGCAACCTGTGATACTGATAATGTCAGACATGACACGTGATGTCGTTGTGAACCGCATGGAAGTACGACCAACATTTTTGAACATGCATTCGGTAAATTCATATTTTACGGGTGTCAATGCCGTTGTTCCATTGTGAGCAAGGAACGCGCAAAGTGTTGTATCCTGATTTTCAAACACGCAATTTTTAAACTTAAATTCCTGTCCATACTTTGCACCGATTCCAACGCAATACGAAGCAACACCGCCGACTGTGCTGTCACCATTAACAAATCGAACGTTTTCAAATGTCTGCACAGCATTCATAACAGGGTCTATTACCCTGTATGAATCGTCATCATGCAGTCCATAACGAACATTGACAGAGTGTACAGTCAGATTTTTAAGACCGTTATTTTTGCAGAAATTAAGAACAGAGATTTCATTCTTTACGATATTATTAGGAAGATATTGCCCGTCTATTGAGATAATAACATTGTCCGGATTTCCTGTTCCTTCGATATACACATTATCCGGAAGTACAAGACCGACAAATGTTGATGACTGTGCTTCAAGGTCAATCCCGTCAAGAGGGTTATATGTACCTTCATCAAGTTTTACAGTGTACTTTTTCCCTGCGTTTGAATTGATAAAATCAACCGCATCTTTTAATGTTGTGATTTCTCTATTACTGCCAACATATAAAACCGATTCATTTTTAATAATCTGGTCTTCATTCAGATAATAACCAGTTATTTTTTTGGTTCTGAAATTAATGTTATTCAGATATGAAATACCAAAATTAAATCTGCAATAATATGTTCCTGCTGGCCATGTTGACGCCTGTGCAAAGTTCTTAAGAGCTCTGTTAGCAGGTGAAAGAAGCGTTTTATCAGAGTCGTAAAAATATATTGCAAAATTTTGAATACTAGCCGGATAAACGATTTCATCACCATCAAGACGGATATAATCAGAATAACCGTATGACGCGTTTGCTACAGGTGTACCTCCCGTGCCATTGAGATAATAACCAGCTGTCGCATCAGCAGGAATATATAAATTTTCTGTTTCGATTTCTTTTGTTCCAGTCGCTTCAACTTTTGTTAACTTAAAATTGTTTAATGCGTTTTTTAAGTCAGTATACTGACCCCTCACCGCATCGCCTGCCGTGGGGTATGTCGTGCCGTTCGTACCAATGCGGATGTCCTGTAACTCCGCATCTCCTGTGGTGCTCCCCTCTGGCAGTGCAATGATGTTGTCAATACGTGCAGATAAAACATTATCCTGTGTTGCTCTGGTGCTCGCCTCGCTTGCCAGTCCGTCTTTCAGTGTAGCAATATCGCCTGTTACGCTCTGAAATTTTCCGCCTGCCTCGATTGCCTGTTCCAGTAATGAGATGTCGGTTACGCTCTCCGTTCCACCCTCTGTGGGTCGCTTTTCAACGTTTACAGTGAAATTCGCTGTGCCGTGTGTTGCACCGTCAAAAAGGATTTCAAAAAGTGCCGTGCCGGGTGATGCGGTCATCTGCTCTGTAACGTTGATAACCACGTTGCCGTCTTCATCAACCGTGCCTGCGTTGTCAATGATGTTACCATCCGCTTTGATGCCAATGATAGCACCTGTTGATGGCGTGTAAATCGTGCCGTCAGCCTCAACCAGTGTGAACACCCATGTTTCTGTTTCAAACTGGCTAACGCCGATTACAGGCGGTAAAGCACCGCCCGGTGATACTGGTAGTTTAAAATTTCTTG